CGCATTATCGACGCGATGGGCCGCTCCGACATGCCGCTCGAGTGGTCGGGCTGGTTCATGGGCGAGAATGCGCTATCTCGCGCCCGGTATCTCGACGCGCAGCGTATCGCCGGCACATCGGTTCCGCTCGTCTGGTCGGAGTTGTTCTACGACGTCGTAATCGACCGGTTCGAAGCGGACTTTCAGCGCGAATGGATGATCCCCTACCGGATCGTCTGCGTTGTCGTGAAGGACCATTCGCAGCCGCAGACGTCGCTTGCTGGTCCGTCGATCAATGACCTGATCAACACGGACCTCTCGAGCGCCAACATCCTGACGGGGCAGATCGGCAATAGCACGCTGACGGGCCTGATGGGCACGGTTAATTCAGCCATCTCAGCGGTATCGAGTTTTGCCAGTGCGACGGCCAGCACGATCAACGGTGTGCTTCAGCCGATCAATGCGGTACAGCAACAGGTTTCGACGCTGATCGCGAGCGCGGCGAACACGATGACGAACGTGACGACGCTGGGCGGCATCCTGCCGAACAACCCGATTTCGCAGTCGGTCGCGAATATCGCTTCGCAAGTCACGGCCTACCAGCAATCCCCCCTGCTCTACAACCTCCAGTCGGTCATGGGTCGCATGTCGACGAACCTCGGAAGCGTCACAGGCGCAGCGCAGCAGGTAACGGTGGCCGGTGGGAACCTCTTCCAGATCGCCGCGAAGGTCTACGGCAACGCGGAAGCGTGGACGGGTATTGCGAAGGCCAACGGCGTCAGCGACCCGGTTGTGCAGGGCGTTCAAACACTCAATATCCCGGTTACGCCGGATAACAGCGGCGGCCTTCTGACGGCATGAGCACACTCAACATCGTTCCCGCGGTGCCGTCCGCTCGGCAGCCGCGCGGCATGGTGTTGCTAGGCGATCCGAATCAACCTGGTACGTCGGTGCCGTGGATCGATTGGGACGTCGACCAGAACACGTGGCACTCGGCCAGTACGTTCCGCGTGCGGCTTCCGGTTTCGGCGCTCACGTCTCCCGCCGACATCAACTACGTCCTCGACACGAATCCGATCCAGGCGCAGATTTACGCGGGCTTTCCGGGCGACCCTGACACATACGGCACCTCAGATCTTCAGCAACTCATTACCGGCAACGTCGACCAGATCCACTTCGATCCGGTGCGGCGCGTTGTCGAGTTGACCGGGCGCGATTACACATCGCTGCTGATCGACGCCAAGACGTTCGACCGTTGGACCAACCAGACGGCCAGCGAGATCGCAACGACCCTCGCGCAGCGCCACGGCCTGACGCCGCAGGTCACAGCAACCACGGGCCCGGTCGGCAAGATCTATGAAATCGACAAGATCCATGATCGTCACGGCTCGACCGAGTGGGAATTGCTCACTTGGCTGGCGAGCATCTACGACTTCGTGGTCTACGTGCAAGGTATGACGCTGTACTTCGGCCCCAGACCCGATCCGTCGACCGCAACGCCCTACGCGCTCCAATGGCAACAGCCTGACGGCCTGACTACCACGATGTTTCAGGGCAATGTCCTCGACATGTCATTCAGTCGAACCCTGACGATTGGCAAGGGCGTCACAGTGCAGGTTCATAGCTGGAACCACAAGCAGAAAGCAGGCTTCACGGTCACGTTTCCCGAGAGTAAAGCCAAAGGCATTAAACCCGGATCGGCCACAGCTCCCGCACAGGTCTACACCTACATCATCGCGAATCTGACGCAGGCTGACGCACAAAAGCGTGCGGCACAGATCTACAACGACATCATCCGGCACGAACTCAAGATGAGCGCGGAACTGCCTGGCGACAACATCCTGCAGCCGAATGTCATGGTGAGTGTTTCCGGGACGCAAACGCCTTTTGACACCTCGTATTACGTCGAGGCGGTGAGTCGCCGGATGTCCTTCGATAGCGGCTACACGATGAGCGTGCGCGGCAAGAATCATTCGCTTGATACGACCACCATCCCGTCATGATCGATAGCTTTCTGAACGCCATAAGAGCCCATGCGCAGATGGCTCAGGGCGAAAAGACCGGTCACCGGGTGGGCGAAGTCACGGCCTACGACCCGAACAAGTACGCCGTCAAGGTCAAGATGTGGCCGGACACGCAGGAATCGCTGGGTTGGGTTCCGCTGCAATCTGACTACATCGGCAACGGCTGGGGAATGGTGGCGGGCCCGTCGATTGGCGATCAGGTGATGATCGCTTTCGACCGGGAAGACCAGGACGCCGGCCAAGTTGTGGGGCGAAACTTCACGGATGTCGAGCAGCCGCCCCCCGTTCCTTCTGGCGAATTCTGGCTGGTGCACAAAACCGGATCGCTGCTCAAGTTTCACAACGATGGTACGGTCGAGATCGCGGCGGCTAGCACCATGAAGTACACCGCGATACAGCACCATTTCGTCGGGCCGGTGCAGATCGACAACACTCTCAACGTAAATCTGACTATCAGCGGTGAAGGTGGCATGTCGATATCTGGCGACAACGGCACCGGCCATGCTTCGACGGTGACGGGCAATACCAACTTCGTCGGTGGCGTGACGGCAAACGGTCACGACATTGGCAGCACGCACCAACACGTGAACTCTGGTGGATCTGGCCTGGGCGGAGTGCCGCAATGACAACGCAAGATCTTCAAGACCTGAACCACCTGTGGGGCGGCGATGTTTTTGCGAGCCCCACAGGCGACCTCGGCGTATCTGGTGGTGCCACTCGTAGCCAGCAACGCGTCATCCGGCGCCTGCTGACAAACCCCCTCGACGCGAACGGCCCTCCCGATTACAACATGCACCCCAGCTATGGGGCCGGGCTGGCGCGATATGTCGGCATGAATGTAGACAGCGCGAAGTTGAGGGCCCTGATCCGCGGCCAGATGTTGCTCGAGGACTCCGTTGCGAAGAAGCCGGAACCGCAGATCACGGTAAAGCAACCTGATCCGACAACGATCTCCGTCTACATCCGGTACACGGTATCGGGGAGCGGCGAGCCGGCTCTTCTAAGCTTTAACGTAAACGAGTAACACCCTTCCGCCCAATTCGAGCCCGTCACGTGCGGGCTTTTTGCTTTTCAGGACGACATGGCCTCGGTAAATCAATGGTCGTTGAGTACCGCGATTTCAAATATGATCGCGGCCGCTCAAGCCAAAGCAAGCGTCCTCATTGACTTCACTGTCGGCTCGGTCAATCTGGCGATCATCGAAGCCGTCGCGCAAGTCGTCATCTGGCTCGAAGGCCTGATCCTCATCCTTCTGGCGACCACGCGCGCTGCGACGTCGAACGGATCGGACCTCGATACGTGGATGGCGGATTTTGGGTTGACGCGCCTTGCGGCCACGTCGTCAACCGGACAAGTTACGTTCGCGCGCTTCACGCCGACCTATCAGGCGGTTGTGCCGGTCGGGGCCGTGATTCAAACGGCCGATGGCTCGCAACAGTTCACCGTCATTGTCGACACGACGCAATCCGCCTACAACGCGACGCTCAACGGTTATGTGATTGCGGCTGGAATCTCGAGCGCGACTGCAACGGTGCAGTCCGTCAATACCGGCACGGCGACCAACGTTCTCGCTGGCACGATCACCGTGCTGACGCAAGCCATCCAGTACGTCGACACGGTCACGAACGCCGCAGGCTTCACGAACGCCGCCAATGCCGAGACAGATTCGGCCCTCCGTACGCGCTTTATCGGATTTCTGGCGAGTCTCGCAAAGGCCACACCCGCGGCGGTGAAATATGCGCTGTCCATTATCCAAGGCGGCGTGACGTACGCCATCACCGAGAACCAGCAGAAGTCCGGCGCAACGGACAATGGCTACTTCTACGCCATCGTTGATGACGGGACGGGAAGCCCTGGAAGCACGTTCATCACAACGGCTGCGGCAGCAGTCGAGGCAGTGCGACCAATAGGTATCCGGTACGGCGTCTTTGGCCCGACTGATGTTCTGGCAAACGTCTCAATGACGATCGCGACTGCGACTGGCTACACGCATAGCAGCGTGGTCGCCTCGGTTCTGGCAGCGCTCCAGACCTACATAAACACGCTCGGCGTCGGCAACACACTCGCCTACACGCAACTCGCGAATGTCGCCTATAACGCCGTCCCAGGTGCAGTCACTAACGTCTCGAGCGTGCTGTTGAATAGTGGTACTTCCGACCTTTCGGCCACGGCACAGCAGATCATTCGCAGCGGAACCCTGGTGGTGACTTAATGGCGACAGGAGATTCCATCGATATCTTTAGCCGCCTGAAGGCTGCGCTGCCGTTGCGCTGGTTCGGATCGACGTCGGACTCGATGCCGGTTGTCGATTCGATTCTGGCTGGGGTCTCGACGGCGCTCAGTTTTATCTATTCGCTTTATGCCTACGCGAAACTCCAGACGCGGCTCAAGACCGCGACGGATGGCTATCTAGATGTTGCGGCTTATGACTTCTTCGGCACAAACATCGTCCGCACCTATGGTCAAACTGACGATGCATTTCGCAATGTCATCCTCGCGAATCTTTTCAGAGCGCGGGGGACGCGACAGTCAGTCATCGATGTCCTGACTCAGCTAACGGGACACGCACCAGCCATCTTCGAGACGGCTAGACCGGCTGACACCGGGGCATATGACGTCGGCGGCGTTGCGTACGATCTTGCCGGTGGATGGGGCGACATCCTCGTCGCGCAGGCATTCGTTACAGCGTATCGACCACTGGGGGCTGGCATTCCGCTTATCGCTGGCTACGACGTTCCGACCGGAGCTTACGACACAGGTAGTCAAGCCGAGTACATCTCGAGTGACATGTACGCAGGCTCGGCACCTGATTCTGCGATTTACGAGGCAATCAATTCGGTTCGGCCGGTCGGCGTAAGACTCTGGGTAAATATCGCAAACTGGCCGCCAGTCGTCCCGACGCTGCCTAGCTATTACCCACCAGCATTTCAGCCTGCGACTCCGCCCGCTAATGCTGTGGTCACATCAGACGGGAGTTATGTGATCGACGCTCAGGGCGATTTCGTTACCCATTCGTAACAGTGCATCCCAGCACATCAAGCCCCGCCACACGCGCGGGGCTTTTCTTTTTAGAGAATCCCAATGGTCGATCGCGTCCTGGTCTATCCGGCTAGCATCCCCCGCAGTGTAGATTTGCTCCAAACCAACAGAAACATCCTCGTCGGTCTTGGCCTGCTCGCGCAGGAAATGCTGGGCACGTCGACCATCGCGAGTGGCTTCGCAACCGCACCGACCGCGCCCGCAAGCCTGTCGGTTCTTGTTGCGCCAGGTCGACTCTATTCGCTGCAGGAAGTCGATCCGCTCCAGTACTCGACACTCGCAGCGGACACGACCGATCTGATCGTCAAGCAAGGCATTCTGCTTGCCTCATCTACGCTCGCATGTCCGGCTCCCGCAACGTCTGGGCAGTCCGTCAACTATCTTGTTGAAGCCGCGTTCTCCGAGACTGACACCAATCCGGTCGTTCTTCCTTACTACAACAGCACCAACCCAACTCAGCCCTATTCCGGACCCAGCAATAACGGCAGTGCAAACTACACCGCGCGGCAAGACACCGTCCTGCTTCAGGTGAAAGCCGGCACCCCAGCCACGACCGGTTCCCAAGTCACCCCGGCGCCGGATAGCGGATATGTCGGCTTGTTCGTTGTTACCGTTGCTTATGGTCAGACCCAGATACTAACTGGCAACATCAGTCAGTATCCCGGTGCTCCATTGCTCGGCGGCAGCCTTCTTCAGGGCATTCAGAACAACGCGCTCACCTATGCGGCAGATGTTGGCGTGGTGAATGCGTATGCGGCAACTTACGCGCCAGCTGTCACAACTCTCGTTGATGGCATGACGCTGGAGTTTCAGGCTGCCAATGCAAACACGGGCGCTTCCACGTTCGCGCCGAATGGTATCTCGGCGTCCCCCATCCTTGGCGGCGCGCATTCTGCGCTGCAGGGCGGCGAAATCGTCTCGGGTAGCAAGTGCGTTGTGATGTGGAAGGCAAACGTCACTTCGTGGGTTCTGCTTGAGAGTACGGGCGGTGCGATTCAGGTTGCGCCTGGAGCGAAGTCTAGCCAGGCAGTGAATTTTGGGCAGTTCACGTCAGGCTCAAATGCAAACGGCAACTGGCGAAAATCGCCCGATGGATTCATTGAACAATGGGGAAACCTCGTTGTAAGCACCAGCGGATCGACCGTCACCTTCCCGATCGCGTTTCCTACGGCATGCCAAGAAGTGTACGTGAGCGTCAATGATACTGGCGCTTCGCTCGCTACCTGGCAAAGTGTTTCACTGTCCTCTTTCGAGGCCAACGCATGGAACCCTGCGGGGACTGGCGTTTCGAAGAATGTGAGTTGGCGCGCTATCGGGAATTGATATGACCCAAAAGCAGCTTAAAAACTTCCCCGGCGCCGCTGCGATCACAGCTACCGACCTGATCTATATGTCGCAGAACGGCATTGAGGTCGCGGCATCGCCGGCGCAACTGGCGGCGGGGATTGCGCAGAACGCGGCGCGTGAGGTCTTCGTTGCCGGGACAAATTTCACAGCCGGAATTACGACTAGCCTCACCTTGGCTGGCACATACGGCTCAATCAATAACATCCTCGTCTTGGCTGATGCGACAGTGCAGACGGATTGCACACTCACAGGCCAGACTCTCGGCTTTAACCCGACCGTCCCCGCCGGCACGCAGCAGATCGTAGTAATAGGCTGGCCGGCGCGTTCGATTGGCGTGCCAGCTAATAACTCTGTCGGCACTGCGCAGCTTGTCTCGAAGTCCGTCACATCATCTATTCTCGCGCCCGGGGCCGTCACTGCGAGTGCAATCCAGCAGGTATCGAGCGGTCAGTTGTGGTCTAGTAATGGTGCCCAGATCAAT